CTCACCCAAAGCAGAATCAATTGGTATATCACCAAACTCTTCTAACTTACTCCACCACTTATAGTAACTATTAAAACTTGTTAAACAAAAAATAGCTCTCTCCTTGTTATTAGGGAATTGATCTCTCATTTTTCTATTGCTTCCACAACGAGTTAAATAAAGACCTCTGTTTTCGTTCTTACGGGGCTTTAATACGAATACCTCTATTTCTTCTTTGGAGGTTGATTTAGACATCTTTTCTTCTGCTTTGTTATAACATATCGCAGAAGCTTGTTCCTGTCCGTATTCGTCTATAATTGACGAAATACAACGACTAACAAATTTATCTTTATCTTCTCCTGATTCTCTTTCTGGTATTGGCATTCTTATATTGATTTTCCTTTTCCTCTAAGGATTTTATTTTCTTCGTGCAATTCGTCTATTTTCTTTTCCAAATCTTGAACCTTGAGGTTTAGATTCTGTATTTCAACCTTTAAATCGTCAATTAATACCTTATAACTTGATATCACAATTTCCATATTACGGAGAATTGCATTGTCAGTGTCTGCTTGTTTTCTTTTACGACCAACAAAAAATGAAGCCGTAGCAGTTAAAGTATTTGATATGAGTAATAATAATTCGTTATTCATAATTAAAATCCACAACAAAAATATGTTGGGTCAGCAAATATTGGCATACCTCTTGGTATCATACCATAACTACCATTTCTTCCACCATTTTGTAAATGCACACCTCCGAAGTATTGCTTACCTAAATGAGGTCTCAACCCGTCGGTAGAAGTATAGGTATAAACTAATGGATATAACTGACTATTAAAAATTAATTCATCAATCAATCTTTGTTCAAAGAATTGTGCTCTATCATTAGCTCTTTCCATAAACCACTCCATTTCTTTCATAGTAATGGTTTGTTCTGAACCGTTAATCACAGCCGAATTTTTGATCCTGCCCCATACACTTGGGAGTGCTTCTCGGTAGGCGTGCCATATAATCATGGGTTGGATAAAATACTGTAACAGATTATTGTTGATATCAGTCAAGGTATTTCCTGAAACTTGATTCAATAACTCACGATAGAAAAGTCCGCCTATGATATACTCAAGGGAGGTCTGCTGAACAACTGAAACGAAAGGTAAAAGCACACTTGAAGAAACATTGGGATCAATATCTGTAAAGTTTTTTAACTTCTGTTCTGAAATTAAAAGAATATTTTGAGGGACTAATGCTTGACTCATAATTAATTAATTGTTTCGTTTTTATTTATATCCAATCCTTCTGTCTTATCAACATTAATTGTTTCAATCGGAGCTTCATCAGGTAATGATACCATCTTGAATTGTTCTATTTCTATCTTTGTTGGAATACCATCACGAAGCGTTAGTAATTTTTCAAACACTCGTTTGCATTCCGTTTGGATCGGTGCCACAACCAATCGGTTGAAATGATCTTGTGCCTCAAGATGATCCCTACTTCCTAATTGACCAGGAGTTTGGATTCCCAAGAGTTCCGCTGAGGAGATCTGATGCGATGTTAGGATCGCTTGTTGCACACTGGCTCCCATCTCAATCCACATTTTGTCGCTACCATTTGTTCCGATCTGTGTAATCTCAGGTGCTTCTTCTTTTGAATTGGCAAATGTAAGCATCAACTTTGAGCTTGAGTTGCTCCCTGCGTATTTCTGCGTAAGAGTATTGAAGATTGACTCTCTTTCTTCAGGTGCAGGAATTCCTGAGTTGATTGAAACAAAGAGGCTGGGCTGAAGGTTATTTACGATTGAGCTATGCCACCAATTGTATATCTCAATTTCTGTTTGGATTGCAGTAGCTCCCCCCCAATATGAAGGTGTTCCATAATATAGATTCCCAACAGAGTGAGTAGAATAATAATAAATCTGGCTTGGCTCTTCTGCTTTCACATTGAATGCTGGTATTCTTCTTGGAACAAATGGTTCTCTCTTAGGGAAAGCCCAATCAGCAGAATAATAATAATCATTTATTCTATCATGCATATCTGTTCTACCTGCTCTTAATTTTGATGTATCAATATAGTAAAGTTCAAATCCGGCATCACGATTTTTTCTCCACACAACATTTAAAGACATGGAACCGTAAAGTAGGAAGTCAAGACAAGCCTTAGACCATATGTCATAAACGCTTTCACCAATAGAATTTACCATTTCCAATCTACCATTATCCCCATCAACAAGTGAAATAGATTCACCTCTAACACCATACCACTTACTCATTAAACAAGCTCTTGATGTGGGTGATGAGTTAAACATTCTAATTAGTTCTTGAGGTGCTTGGTTGGAAGGTCCATAGTAGACCCATGGCGTTCTTGTATTGACAATTAGATTTTCTTCAATAATTGGAACTCGTGCTTCCAACATCTCAAATATCTTAAAATTATCTTTCTTTAATTCTTCACTCATATCTATAAATATATCTTTTTAATGGTTTAATCACTTAGAGGGAAATTCCATACCTTACCTTCAAAAGGTATCAATGGTATAGATTTAATCCATAGAAAGTCAGTATCAGTTGTTTGATCTATTTCCTCAATTGATATAATCCAATTATCGTTTATGTCCTGAACAGGATTATAATAATTATTCTCAGCATAAGTTTTACCTGATAATGATTCAACCTGACTAATTGTTAATTGTCCTACCATATCTTTAATTTATTGTTTGATTAGATCCACATATACCCAACCCTTCTGGCAATTGAATTACACTTTGAACTTGTTGTGGTGTTAGACAATCTGTTAGTTGTTCTGTATCAATCTTAACCACATAACCCCAAAACTCCGTATAGGCACTTGAAGCATCCAAAGAACATAATGCAGTTGTTGTATCCCAAGTTGTAGTTTCACCCTCAGGTAATCCCAAACAATCGTTTATTTGAGTTATAAGATCTAATGCTTGTTGAATCTCCTGTTCGTTATATTTAATCCATCCTTTCATATTAAGTTATCCCCCACTTTGTTTTAAAATAATTTACTAAATTAAGTTGTTGTGTTGATGTAAGTTCCTTATCAAACAACATGATCTCACCAATCTCACCAGGTATTAAAGCACCAAACTCTTCATTATTTATAATTCTGAAAATTGGATTATTTGTTATTGCTCCAGGCCATCCTGTTGTAGTATTACTATTGGATACAACAGTTTCTGTTTGACCTGAATTATTTATATTAAAGTAATCCACAATAGTTAAAGCTGAATTACTCATATAACCTTGTGCGATGTGTGTTGTGTTAAATCCTGTATAACCATTAAAGGCTCTTCTATATTCAAATCCACCTTCAATCTTGAAATTAGCATATTGATCTAATTGTTTTTGTGCGTAAAGATTAGACCAAGATTGAACTGGTCCTCCACCTTGAGCAAATACACTTAAAGCACCAAAAGGATTAGATCCACTATATTTCATTACCATAAAGGTATTCCAAGTTGAACCTGTTAGAATAGTTGTATTTTGTAAAAAATCATTTGATATTGTAACCGCACTCATACCTGTTCCCATTGTTGAAGCTGACCAACTTGGTTGAATAGCTGCTGTTGTTTGTGAGAACCCTGTAAATGCCGTCCAATTACCCTTATTAGATACTGATTGAACGAATTGTCCTGATCTTAAAGATAATGTATTACTATCATTGAAATCAACCCATATCATAGGGTTTAATGTTAAAGGATTAAATGGAGGAGTTGCACTTGGAGTTGGTGTAGGCGTGTTAGTTGAAGTTTGTGTTTGTGTGTTAGTTGGAGTTAAAGTCGGTGTAACACTTGGTGTTTGTGATGCTGTAATGCTCGGAGTAGGAGTATTTGTTGCACTTGCAGTAATGCTCGGAGTAGGTGTCATCGTGTTAGTAGCAGTAATACTCGGAGTTGGAGTGTTAGTTTGTGTTGCTGTTTGTGAAGCAGTAATACTTGGAGTTGGTGTCATTGTGTTAGAAGCTGTGATACTCGGAGTTGGAGTATTCGTAGGAGTGCTGGTGTTAGTAGGTGTGTTTGTTTGTGTTGTGGTATTCGTTGGTGTTAAAGTAGGGGTAGCACTTGGTGTCTCACTGGCAGTAATACTTGGAGTTGGAGTATTTGTTTGTGATGCTGTAATACTCGGAGTTGGTGTGGTAGTCGGGCTTGATGTTGGTGTAACAAAAGGTGTTTGAGTTTGCGTTGCTGTAACACTTGGAGTTGGGCTTGGAGGATTTAATTCATCAGGTGCAAATAGATAGTTTGAGTTGTCCTCGTTTGATGAAACAAACTCAACATAATAATCATTTGTGGTTTCAGCAGAAGTTGCAATAACAAGAGCTATTCCATTCTCAACAACATTATATGCTAATGAAGGATTTGTGTTCGTTGGTATCTGAGCGATCTGTTCGCTTACTGTGTAAAGATACTGACCTTCATATGGAAAGGCAATCTCACCAGGATTTTGTCCTTCAACAAATACAAACTCATCATACCTACTCTTATGAGTTGATATGTTAGGCAATACAAAAGACACTTTATCCTTTGTGAAAATGTGAGTGAAACTAAATAACCATTGAGGGTTTGAAAGTTCAGCATTTTGAGATACTGTAACCACCAATGTATTGAGTTGATTTGTCTTTATTATTAGCATATGAATAAATATAACACGAGAGGAACTTAATCCCCCCGTGTTTTATTTTATTAGATCTGATTATTGAACATTTATACCAGCTACTACTGATGATAAAGGTCCTGATAATTGATTAGCAGGATATGGTTCAAGAGCACCGAAAGTAAGATTATAACCATTCGCATCTCCCATAGCCAATCCGGAAACTATTGTTCCAGCAGTTATGAAAGCGCCGTATGACTCTCCCATCAGGAAGAAATCTCCGTTATTATCTTCAAACACCAAAGCTAATCTTTGAGATTGAGCTAATGTTTTTACTATATTTCTTTTTTCTTGTTCCATCTTATTGAAATAAGCAACCAATTCATCACCATAGAAAACTGTCCCTGCTTCAAGTGAAGCGTTGATAGTGCTGGTGTAAGAACTTGTTTGTCTAATCAATTGGAATTCATAAAATGTTCCTGTTCCTGAGATTGATGTGATTGTGTCAGCAGTGTTACCAGTTGAAGTTTTTGTGATTGATGTGATATTATCGTAATCAGTAATCCACAGATTCTTCAGACCCCCAACATTGTCTCTACAATCAAGAATAATCCCGTTTGATACATTACAAGCCATGTTATATTAATTTATTAATTAAGTTTATGTTTTAAATGAAAGGAGATTTTATTCTCCCTTCATTATTATTTTTTAAAGAAATAATTTTTTTATTTCAAATTATCTCCTTATCTTTGTTCTTCAATATTAGTATAGACCGTTAGTTACGAAGAATTGTGGAAACGCGATAGCACTTCCAATTTTCCATGCGGACATCATTCTCACCTGTTGAAAGTCCATAGACCACCACGCTCTAAATGAATCTTCGTCGCTCATTAAGTCAACACCAACTAAGAAATATTGTTGTGGAGCAATAACAATAAGATCGCTTGTATACAATCCTGGTGCAGATACTACCTTAATATTTGTTTGAGGGTTGAACACTTCATAAACTTGACCTAATGTAGGTTCAGTGAAATGGAAGTTGTTAACCTGACGGA